TCAGCACCAATTCCTAAACCAACTGCACTTGTGTGGTACACCATATTCTTACCTGCTGTGATAGCAGAGGTTGAAAAAATCTTAAATCCTAAGAACTCTTTCATACTCATACCACCTGCATATGGTAAATTCTGATCACCAACAAAGTCTGATGATGCAAACTCAGTAATTAAAAATAAGTCAGCATATCCCTTTGGGTGCATAGCAATATATCTGCCACCATCTTCAGGTATGTTATTTGTACCAAATGTTTCAAATGCACTAAGTATGTCTGCCTTTTCAACAGCAGAACTTGTGTCATGTAATTGAGATGAATTAGCACCTGAGTCCATTGCAGTATAAAGCAACTCGTCAGTTTTTCTACCAAGTGCCGCCGCCGCTGATGTCGCAACAGCTTGTCTTTCGTCAATGTTAGTCTTTAATTCGTCTAACTTGTCGATAAACTCAGCCGCATAGAAATCAGACATACTAACGTCTACTGTGGTGTGTGTTAATTCCATTGGTGTTACTTGTCCGTTTCGAGATTTTGTACTTGCAGATCCAGTACCAATCTTCTGGAATCTAGCTGTACTTCCACTCACATTGCTTACAGTACGGACAGTATTTCTTAATTTACTACCCATTCTTTGATAAGCTAAATGAACTTCGGTCTCGAACTGGGTAATAAAGGCTTGATCTATTGTATTAGCCATTTCAGTTCTCCACTTAAAAAGTTATTGTTACATTTTACTAGTTATCCATTGTTAGCTTCATCTAGTTATCCGTTAGGGCTATCAGCTACAAACTGGGCTATATTCTCTATTTACCAAAATTTTTTCGCCTTTGCAACGTACAAATCGCAAAACAGCAAAACCATTAACCATTATAGGCTGTTCTATAATATCAAAACCTATGAAATCTAACCATTGTAAAGTATGATTATGGTCAGCAGGTACAACATTTTCTAGCTGATAATATTGTTTTTGAAAATAATCTACTACAGGTATGCACCATTTGAGAAACTTTCTTTGTATTTTTTGTATGTCATATGTACCTAATGCCCATATCTTTCCTATCATATTGTCCATAATAGGATTACAACCAAAGATAAATGCAGGTTGTCCATCAACCATAACAGTAAAACATTCTCCATTTGGCTCACGAATACCTGCCATCAAAGCACGAAAAGGTGTAGCACCATGTATCATGCACTCACGAACATCTGCATCTCTCATATTATTTTGCAAATAATTTAAATGTTTAATATGTGATTTAACTATAGGGTATCCATCATAGATACCCTCACCATTAAAGTGCCTTGAAGCCATTAGTGACTTCTTCAACAAATGCCCTATCTCTTCTTGTAGGATCATAATATCTAGGATCTCGCATCTTAGTCATTAAATCTTCAATAGTTTGTTTAGCAGGTGCAGTGGCTTGATTGTTTGGCTGTGCTTGTTGCATAGATCTTTGTATTAGCTCTAATGCTTTAATACCTTCTGCACTTGAGCCAAGTTCTGATACTGCATCTCTTAGTTCTTCAGGAAAAAACTTATTAACAAATAACTGTGTAGCCTCTACTCTTGCATTTGCATTATCACCTAAATCTTTTTTTACTTGCTCAAGATCAGGCTGATTGCCACCAGTATGCTCTGCCCATTTAGTTATACCTTCATTAAATTCATCTTGTGATAAACCATTATTCCAAGAATAATCTGCCCACCATTTTAATAGTGGATTTGTTGCGGCTTCACCTTCATCAAGTATTTCAGGTATTTGATAGTCACCTGCACTAGCAGGTCTATTAGCAAAGGCTTCTGTTTCTAACTCTTGT